CTTTCCCTACACGACGCTCTTCCGATCTCAGCTGCAGAGCGACAACTACCAGAAGGGGGTAATGGTTCCGTTCTATGAGGCGATGACGGTGCACTACATTCCCGCCGCGCTCCACAACGCCAAGGCCAAGATCATCGAGCCGTACTTCAATTATCTGAACAAGACGTACTACCAGCTGGAGAAGAACTGGAGCGGTGTGAACATCAACAGCAGGCGCGGCTCCCAGCCCAATATAGAGATCCTGAACAAGAACCGCCACCTGATCCCCGACGAGGAGGGCGTGCTGGCGCAGATACACGGCATCATGCAAAGGGAGCGGGCCAAGAAGCTGGAGGCGTACATGGCCGCATGGGAACGCACCCCCATGGAACGCCGGATGCCGTTCTGCGACGAGGAATACCTGTTTCTTATGGGCGACACGACGGGGCGCACCAACCGGCTCACCGGCAAGGGGCTGCTGATCGAGCTCTTCGGGGAGAGGATCAATTACGAGAGTTTCGACATGGAGCTGCGCAACCATTTCCACGAGGACTGGTCCGTGCACTATGATCCCGACGATCTGTCGCAGGTGCTCATCGTCAATGCCGAATCCACCAAAGGGCACCGGCTGGCGCAGGAAAGGGGGGACCTGAAATTCCTCCTGCAGCGTGACATGAAGACACCGATGGCCCTGATCGACCAGAAACCCGAACATTTCGAGCACCGCAGGAAGGTGGACGAGTTCAACCGGCAGTTCGAGCGGCGGTATGTGGCCAGACAGGAGCAGGTGGATGAGGTGATAACCGTCATGCAGGAGCGGAACCCGCTTCTGAAGAGCAACAGCCTGCTGGATCGCGCCCTGCTCACCGACAGCCGGGGACGGCACAAGGACCGCAAGTACGAGGCACGCGGCCAGACGGTGGAGGACGTGGATTTTGAAGAGATTGCGCCCGGACCTCTCAGGGTTCCGTCCCCTCTTGTGGATGACGATTACGAATGGGACGACGCCGACATGAATTTTTCAAGATGATTTAATAACACTTTAAAAACAGCATAATTATGGATAAGGAAGCATTGAAACAGTACATAGAGAATTTGATAGAACGTGGTTCAAAACCTTCAGAACTGGCCCGTCGCTGCGGCGTGTCCGATGCGGCGATGTCCCAGTTCCGTTCCGGCAAGTACGGCGCGAATGACGACAACCTGGCGGTCAGGATCGCCACAGGCCTTTATTTCTATGAGAATTCCCGCAATGTGGTTGATACCGTAACCTCTTACCGGCAGGTGAAGCGGGCGTTCGAGGTTGCCAGGGGAAAGAGCAAATGGGTATGTATCAGCAGCCGCAGCGGAAGCGGAAAGACCCAGTCTCTGATTGACCTGTACAATCTGTGCGGTGACAAGGGGGTTGTATATATCAAGTGCCGCAAATGGAGCAGCCGCAAGTTCCTTACCAAACTGGCGCAGGCCATGGGAGAGAATGTGACGCGCTATATGGATAATGACAGCCTGCTGGACCTGTGCATCGCGCACATGAATTCCCTGTCCTCCTATAAGCCCGTCCTGCTGATCGATGATGCCGGCAAGCTCACGCATTCGGCCATGTGCACGCTTATTCCCCTGTATGATGACACGCTGGGACGCATGGGGTGTCTGGTGGCCGGCACGGAGACTCTGGAGCGCAATATCAGGCGGTATGTGGGACGTATCGAAGGATATGACGAGATAGACGGGCGTTTCGGCCGCAATTACATCACCCTTCTGGGCGCTACCAAAAAGGATGTCATCGCCATCTGTATGGCCAACGGCGTGCAGGACAGGGAGACGGCGGAAGAGATATGGGGGAAACTTCCCAAGGTCAAGAAGCAGCCGCGTGAGGACGATCCCCGCCAGGTATTGTTCGCCGATGACCTGCGCGAGCTTTCGGGAATGATAGACAATGTGGTAATCAGACAGGAAATCAGCAACGGAGGAGCCGGCTTATGATCAGGTCATTGTCGTTTGACAACATATTGAACAAAAAATACGAATACATCCCCTTTTCCAAGGATTTCATGGATGCCTTTGGAAAGAGGCAGAAATCCGGGGCGTGGATCGTATACGGCAAGTCCGGACAGGGAAAGACCTCCTTCACCTTCCAGTTGGCCAGGGAGTTTGACCGTATCGGCTACAAGGTGCTGTTCATTTCCCTTGAGATGGGTGTCGAGTCCGATTTCAGGGACTCCCTGCTCGGATTCATGAATTCGTCAAGGAGCGGGATGCTGTTCTGGGACGAGGTCCCCACTTTCGATGAGTTTGACGAATTCCTCGGGAAACAGAGATCCCCGGACGTGGTCATCATCGACTCCCTGCAGAGTCTTGAAGGCGAGATGGACGTCACCGCCAAACAGCTGGTCGAGCTCAGGAAGAAATACAGGAAGAAGATATTCGTATACATCTCCCATGTGGAGGGGAAGGAGGTGCAGGGAACGGTGGCCTACAGAGTCAAGAGGGACTGCTTCTCCCGCATAGAGGTGAACGGGTTCTGCGCCCGGTACATGAGCCGTGGTGTTCCCGGTCCGAAAGGATTCTATGTGGTCTGGAAGGAGGGTTATGAGAGATGCTGGCTCAGGAACAGTGACGAACCATTTAACAGCAATAGCAATGAACAAGACAATTGAATTACCCGCGACAAATGCCCAGAAGCGGTGCATACACCGCCTCAGACGGCAGCTCGGGCAGGACGAGGAAACATACCGGGCGATGATCTATGATGCCAGCAACGGACGTACAGACTCTTCTAAATACCTGTACAGGCAGGAGGCGACAGAACTGATTGGCAGGCTTCTCGATCCCGACGGTGTGGACCTGGAACGTCAGAAGCGTCAGAAAGAAACCGTGAAAACTATTTATGGACTGGCAATGAATATCGGCATATTGAACAAGGAATATGACAGTTGTGACCCAGCGGAGAGACAGATGAACATAGCGAAAATTTCCGCTTTCATGAAAAAACGGGGGAGTATTAAAAAAGATATCAGTCGCCAGAACCTGGAGGAGCTGAAGGCCACACTGAAACAGATGTGGTCCATAAGACAGAAGGAGGAGATATGAGAAGAATCTTTAACCTGTTACACAAGGTAGTGATCTTGTTAGCTATCCTGGCTGTGATCATCGAAGACGAAACTGTAAAAAGGGCGTTTGCTTTGATGGGGCTGTTGGCAATGCTGGTATTGGAATATGAAGAAGATGACAACAATGAAAACAATAACAATAATGGAAAAGACGAAATTCGAAAAGGAATGTGCTGATATGTGCGATGCCTGCCGGGCTAAAGGACATGACATCTGCTGGAACGATGTGGATACCGAACTGGTAATGTTCGCCCGGTGTGGGCTGTGCGGGAAGGTGTTTTGCGAACACAACAGCTATTTGACAGAAGACCGCCTCTGCTATGAATGCCAGACGGCCATAAAGCAGAACGTTGACTGCAACGAGGAGATAATCGACCCTGATTTATTCAGGAATTTATTCACCAATAAATAAGAACAGATATGGATATCAAGAATTTATCTGAAAAGGAACGTGAGGCCCTGCTAAGCAAGCTGCTGGCCGAAAAGAAAAGAAAGGACGGGGACCGAAAGAAGAACTACCAGAAGCTGCGTGCCAGATTCCTCGCCTCTGTGGAGAGGAAGCTCCGCAAGTATATCAAGGACGGCCAGGAGTTCAAGGAATGGCTCCGTAAGGAGGCCACCGCCTACTATGACCAGCTGAAGGAGTACGGCGGCCTGAAACGTGACGAGCAGCTCGGGTTCGAGGTGAAGAATGACACTTTCAAGGTCTCCGTCAAGGGGAACCGGGTCAAGGGCTTCGACGAGAGGGCAGACGTGGCAGAGAAGCGCCTAGTGGACTACCTGAACGCATGGATCGGCAAGAAGGGCGATGACGGGCGCAACCCCATGTACAAGCTGGCCATGTCGCTGCTCCAGCGCAACGAGGCCGGGGATCTTGACTACAAGTCCATCTCCCGCCTGTACGAGCTCGAGGATGACTTCAACGACCCCGAATATTCGGAAATCATGCAGCTCTTCCGTGAGAGCAACGTGGTGGAAGGCACGGTGATCCGCTTCTACTTCGAGGAGAAGGACGGAAATAATCAATGGAAAAGAATAGAACCCTCATTTAACAAGATGTAAATTATGATGCACAATTGGTTTGAATGTTCCATCCGCTACGAGAAGGTGGCGGAGAACGGCATGAACAGGAAAGTAACGGAAGCCTATCTGGTCGACGCGCTGAGCTTCACGGAAGCCCGTATTATTGAAGAAATGAACCCGTATATCAACGGTGAATTTACTGTTTCGGGCGTCAAACGCGCCGGTTACAGCGAACTGTTCCCATCTGAGGAAGATGCGGCCGACCGCTGGTTCAAGTGTAAGCTGTTCTTTATCACGTTGGACGAAAAAAGCGGAGCGGAGAAAAAGACCCCCACTACCGTACTGGTACAGGCTTCCGACCTTCGCGATGCCGTAAAGAAGCTGGACGAGGGGATGAAGGGCACGCTGGCGGACTATGTCATCGGCTCGGTGTCCGAGACCGCCATTATGGATGTCTATCCCTACACTGCTGATGTGAAACCTGAATTTCCCGGTGATGATAAGAAGGAAGTTTGACCATCCCCATGTAGTCCTGTGCCGCACATGCTGCGGCCGGGGCTTTCTTGAGAACCTGGACGAGCTGGCGGACACCGTACATACCGTTGCCTGTCCCGCCTGCAAGGGGAGCGGACGTGTGGTCGTATCCTCCGTTACCCTTACCACCGTGGAGCCTTATGATCCCGAATCCCCAAATCTCGCGATGTATGGAAAAGGACGGAATGAATGAGTACCTGCTGCTCTCCGTGGAAAAATTGGAGAGTCTCAAATCCGCGATGGAGGATATACTGGATGAATCAAGACTCCGGTGCCGGGAGGGCTGGCATAAGCGTGACAGGGCGTTCCGTCCGCAGAGTTTCAGGAAAAGAACCATCTGGCACCGCATAAGGAGCCGGTGCTTTTAAAACAGATTTAAGAACCTTTTAAACGACAATCTTATGAACCTGAGAAAAGACAACAAGAAAAAGAAACCGATGCAGCTTATGCTGGACGAGATCTCCGGAATGATGGGCGTCTCGCAGGAGATGATCCTGTCCCGGATGATATCCCGGAACATATCCGATTCAAGGATGCTGTTCTGCTATATGGCGTATGAGGAAGGGTATCTGTTCCGTGAGATAGCCTCCTTCCTGAAGATATCCAGATGCAGGGCGACAACCGCGTATTATGATGTGAGATTGAGAAAGGAAAAGTTCCGCCCGATCATTGCAAGGCTGGCCGGATGCGGAACGGGAGGTGTCTAGCAACACTGCAGGTGACGGTTCCCGCACGGTCCGGAAAACCCAGGCGGGACTATATTAACCATTTCCGGCAGGACAGGCCGCTTGAGGGGGTGTACTTCACGGACTTTGCAAGGGATATGCTTGAGAGAAGGGGAAAACGCAGGTCCGGACATTATGCCGCGGTTTATGATGCGGTCCTCCGGCACATAGACAGGTTTTCCACCGAATTCGACTGTGATATCTTCACCAATTCCGTGACGGAAGAGTTTCTGGACGACTTCATTGTCTATCTTGAGAGCCGGGGGCTGCGTCACAACACCATAGCGGGCTATATTCAGAAAATACAGTCGCTCGTCAGAAAGGCATCGCAGTACAATTACGCCGTAGACGCCACCTATGACGGAACAGATTTGCGTGAGGAGCCGGTAAATGCCGTTTTCCTCTCGATGAACGAGATCGCAAGGATCTACTATTACAAGTTTGAGAGGCAGGACAGAAGAAAGGCCAGGGAGCGGATACGTGACCTGTTCGTCATAGGCTGTCTGACCGCTCTGAGATATTCCGATTATTCGACATTGACAAAAGACAATTTGAGAGATGGATACATCATAAAAAGGACAAAGAAGACCAATGTGGACGTCAAGGTCCCGGCTCATGATTATGTAAGGGAGATATTCGAGAAATATGACGGAAACATACCCGGAGGACTGTGCATACAGTATTTCAACAAGTATCTGAAGGTCATCATGAGGGAGATAGGGCTTACCGACAGGATCACTTTCTCCTACACGAAGGGAGGAAGGCTGGTCACGGAGACCCGGGAGAAATGGGAACTGGTCAGCAGCCATACGGCAAGAAGAAGCGCGGCCACGAACATGTACCTTACAGGACGGATGAAGACATTGGAGATCATGAGACTGACAGGGCACAGGTCTGAGCAGAACTTCTTCCGGTATATCCGGCTTACTGCGGATGATACGGCCCGGTCAATCTCCGGAGACAGTTTTTGGAGAAAATAATAATCTGCCATTTGCCGGTGTCGGCAAATGGCTCATAACGAGATAGAAATGAACAAGAAAGAGCAGCAAGCAATAGACTTCCTTCGCAGTATGGAACGTGACGATCTGCTATCACTCGGATTCTCAGGAGGTAAGGATAGTGTAGTTATACTTGACCTAGCTGAACGTGCAGGCATTAAGTATAATGCGATCTACGCTAACACCACAGTAGATCCACCGGGCACGATTAGCTTTATAAAGAGACACTATCCGCAAGTGAGGATAATACACCCTGAAAAGTCATTCTTTCAGTTAGTTGAAGAAAAAGGACTTCCTTCACGGCTCCGACGATTCTGTTGTGAAAGACTAAAAGAAAGATATGGTATCGGCAAACGTAGTATTGAAGGAATGAGAGCTGCCGAAAGTAGAAATCGAAAAGATTATGAGCCGGAGCAGTGTGATACAAGAAAATGGATGAAAGGCGCAAAGCATATTCTTCCTATCCTCACATGGACAGAAGAAGATGTTTGGAGCTATATTCGAAAATACGGATTACCATATTCAAAGTATTATGACGCTCCATATAATTTGAGCCGTCACGGTTGTGTCGGCTGTCCTCTCTGCAATTACAAGCAGATGCAATTAGAGTTTAAGATGTTTCCCGGTTATGCTCAAAGAATGATAATAGCCGTTGAAAGATATATGAACACTCACCCTAATGGGTTTCTTGCTCGCAACTTTGCAGACGGTTACGAAGCTTTCTATTACTATATAAACGAAATACCTATTGCGGATTTTCATGAGCAAAAGAAAGGGTTATTCAGATTTAGCGCAAGGGAAATTATTCGAAGAGAAATTTTAAATCAATTAACGTAATACGGAACAAAAATGAACAAAGAAGAATTTCAGACAAAGAAAAATGATATTGATTCAAAAATAAGGGAATTGAAGAATCAGAAAATTCAGTTGGAAAAGGAATACATTGAATCCAACCAAGGATTCCCTGTTGGAAGTAAGGTCTGTATAACGGTCCTTGCTCATGAAAGATATATTTTTGGGAACAATGAAAGGATATTAGTCCCAGAAGCGAAGAAGTTAGCCTATATTGCAGATTATGAGATTGATGACAACGGAGAGGTTGTCCCCTCTTTAAGACAGTTGGATTACAATGGGGGCATGTCAGCAATACCTTTATTTGTTAATTTAAAGAAGGATATAATTGAATTAGTGTAAATCTGATTAGATATGAGTGAATTATATATACCGCCTGAGCGATTTGAGAGAGACTTTATTACCGGACGATTTTTAAAGGGTTGTGTTTCTCGCAACAAGGGTCGTAAAATGGTTTATCATTCAAAACGTTCCAAGGCCAGAAGTATAAAAAATCTGTCTAAAGGACGTGGGGCTTGGCATAAGACTGGTGCAGGCATGAATAAAAAGAGCGTTGTTTTGATAAAGGATGAGAAATTATGTGGAGTATTCCCTTCGATACAAATGGCTGGTAAGATGATTGGCGTGGCTCCTTCTCTGATCAGTGCTATATGTCGGAAAGTGAGAGGCAAACATACGGCTAATGGATACAGATGTTTTTTTGAAGATAGCAATGATTGGTATAATTTAATTAAACAAGATTATGAATAATGACAGGCAGAAGATATTAACTGATTATATTTCTTACATATACACGACAGGAAGGACTTATGATACTGTCGGGAAATATATCAAGCATGTCACGGATTTTTTAGAGATGACCAAAGAAGTGAACCGCCGTGGTTATTTGAATTACAAGCGTGAAAATGCAGATGTCATGGTGCGTCATTCGCTAATGTGTTCAGCGATATGCGATCTATTATCCTATCTCAACATCGGATATGGAAAAAGGGAAAAGGCGGTGAAACCTTTGGAAAAGCTTGACGTCATTTCAGAGAAAAATAAGAAACTACTCCATGATTTCATAATATGGTTGACTGATAACAATGATTACTCTTCTCATACAGTTGATATATATTACACATCCATGAAGAAGTATTTCGAATACGCCAATGAGGTAAACATGGATAATTGCAGGAGGTTTATAAAAAGTCTTGAAGAAGAAAAATTATCTCCCGCTACCATCCGTTTGCGGATTACAGCAATCGAAAGATTCTCTAAATGGCTGAAGAAGCCTATAGAACTGAAGCGCCCCAAAATAAAGCGCAAACTTGATGTGAACAATGTGCCGACCGAGGAGGAATATAACCGGCTGTTGGAATATCTCAAGGCAAAAAACAATAAGGATTACTATTTCTTTATTAAGGTTTTGGGTACAACGGGCGCCCGTCTGTCGGAATTTCAACGATTTACATGGGAGGATATAATTAGTGGTGAGGTTACATTGAAAGGTAAAGGTAACAAGTACAGACGTTTTTTCTTTCAAAAGCAATTGCAGCAAGAAGCGAAGGCTTATGCTAAGGAACATGGTAAGACCGGGATTTTCGCAGTAGGGAGATTCGGTCCGATCACACAGCGGGGCTTTTCCCAGCACTTGAAAGCATGGGGAAAACATTGCGGTATTGATTCAAGGAAGATGCACGCCCACGCCTTTCGTCATTTTTTCGCTAAAATGTTCCTGAAAAAAAACAAAGATGTTATTCAACTGGCTGACCTTTTAGGTCATGGGAGTGTAGACACAACAAGAATTTATTTGCAGAAAAGTTATGACGAACAAAAAAAAGATTTTAATCGAAACGTTACATGGTAGTGTTGCGCAGCTCAATGAACTGTCATCCATGACCGAAGGGATAGACATCTATGACGATACCGGGCATGTTGACACCGATTTCTTGATCGAAGCGCTATCCTGTGTCAATACCTTCGTGAATGCGAGCAATACGGTTGTTCAAAAAATTTCCTCACTGTTAGCACCTGACGCCCCGGTTGGGGAAAAGAAGAAACAGGCTGACGAAGGTAAAAAATGGAATGTAGAAGAAATACTGAAACATTGTACTCTTGAGAACAATATCCTCAAACTTCCTCAAGTTCAATTCAATAAAAAATCTTATGCCGAAGCAAAGAAGTGGATAGAAGAAGCTGGCGGCTCATGGCAAGGTGGGAAGATACAGGGTTTCACATTCCCGTTTAATCCGGAGCGTGTGTTTTCCATGCTGAAAGAGGGTAAACGGTGCAACCTACAGCAGGATTACCAGTTTTTTGAAACTCCGGCCGATGTTGCTGACTGGCTGGTTATGCTTGCCGGAGGGATACATGAAGATGATACGGTACTGGAGCCGAGTGCCGGGCGTGGCGCCCTTATAAAAGCAATCCACCGGGCTTGTCCTTCTGTAATGGTTGAATGTTATGAGCTGATGCCGGAAAACAGAGAATTTCTTCATACCCTTAACAACGTAATATTGCTTGATGAAGACTTTACCAAAGACAGTGTAGGTAGTTACACTAAGATTATTGCAAATCCTCCGTTTTCCAGTAATCAGGATATAGAGCATGTCAGGCTTATGTATGATCGATTGGAAGAGGGTGGAACCCTTGCGGCAATAACCAGCCAACACTGGAAATTTGCTTCGGAAAAGAAATGTATTGATTTCCGCAACTGGCTGAAAGAAGTACATGGAGAAGTGTTTGAAATCAGCGCAGGCGAGTTTAAAGAGAGTGGCACTTCTATTAGTACAATGGCGGTAGTTATAAAAAAATAATTCAAAATAAGTTGAAAATGAGTAAATCAGAAGAATATATTGAAATCAAGAGTTTTGTGGTAGTCAATCCCAACTTCCCGGTTATCACAAAAGAAAGTGCTCTTAAAGCCGTTGCAATGGCAGAGGAAGAAATGAAACGGAAAGCCATCGAAGTTCTTTCCTCTGTTTTGGATAACTGGGTGCATGGTGGTGACGCAGACTGTATCATAGCGGAGTTTGAGGAAAGATTAAATATCGGATAAAAACAGAACGGGCGCCCTGCGGCATACAATAATATGCGGGGCGCCCGTTGTCAATGAGAAGTTATCGTGTTTCTTTCCGCAGTCTTTCCCTGACCTGCCGCTCCGTGAATCCGAATGCCGCGGCGAACTGTTTGAATTTCTCCTTCTGCCCGGAGGGGAGAAGGGAGTACAGGCTTGAGAACGGCGTGCCGCCTTCCAGCGCTTTCCTGATTTCTTTCTTTTTCATATAAGTTCCTTTATCTGTTTCTTACAACATTCACAATCACACAGCAGCAACCTGGCCTTGTCGAACATCTTCTGTCCTATATTGCCGGACAGGTAGCATATCTCCTCGCCCCACGGGTCGATCCCCAGCGCCTTTGCCATGTGCGCTTCCAGGTGCTTCCTTTCGTGGTCATAGGAGTTCTGGAACTCGGCGGGTGACGATGTGATCCCTATCACCATGACCGTCTGCCTTGTGCCGTAGTTGGAATAGGTGAGTCCGGTGTCCGGTTTGCCGGAGGACAGGTTCCTGTACGCCGTTTCCAGATCATCCCCGCGGCAGCCTATGTCATAGAGCCTGCCAATGATCTCGTCGGTGTAGTAACAGTCCACGGCATAGTAGACCGCCACCTTCCAGCCGTATTCCTCTATGTCAAACCGCTGGCGGATCATAACATCTCGTCCCATTCCACCGGTTCCCCGGCCCTTGTCATTTTCGCATACCACATGCACATGACCATGCCTTCCGGAGCGTCATGGTCATCTATGATATCCTTGACGTAGAGTGCCAGATGGGGCTCGTCGGCAATGGAGGACTTGAAACAGTCCGCTTTTGCCTGGTTGGCCACGTATACATAGTCATATAATGTGTTGTTCTCCACCCTGACCCCGTTCTTGGCCAGAAGCTCGTCCACCTTGTCCTTGGTCATGGGTTCGATCTTCTCGCTTTTCCCGGTTGCCGGGTTCATCCTGCGCATGAGCGACACGGCGAAGTCGCACAGCTTCTTGTTGAAGTGCCAGCCATTGTGCCGGAGGTACGCCGTCAGCTCCTTTGGCCGGTCATCGTATATGTCCAGAGGTTCTTTTGTCCTGTTCATGGTCTTCTTGTTAGTCGGGACGGGGGAATCCTCCGTCCCGGCGGGTTAAACTAACGGTATCTTGAATAGCGTCCTGTTCCGGGCACTCCGCGGCGCTGGCCCATCGAGCCGCCGCCATAACGGTTCCCGTATCCTCCGCCGTATCCGCCACGGTTTCCATAACCGCCACGTTGTCCCATGTCGTCATACTCGTCATAGTCATCGTAGCCGTCGTCGCGCTGTCCCATGCCGCTCCCTTCCGAGAGTTCCTCAATGCACTGCATGAGCTTGCCGCCATACTTGAGCATTTTTTCGGCATAATCGGACATTCTCTCGACCTTGCTGTCTTCTATCTCGATCATCATCATACTTGTTGTTTTTTAGGATTGTTCGTACTGGGCCTTTCCGCGGGTTTAAGCAGTTCGGCCATCATGGCCTTCAGCTCGGATATCTCCTCCCTGAGAGCCTTGTTTTCCGCCTCCTGTCTCTGTCTTTCGGCAAACTCGGGATTCAGGATTTCCATCATCTTGCCGCAGGCGTCCACTATGGCACGGTGGTGGTCTATGCTCCTGAGTATCTCCGCGGACCTGTTCCTCATGGCCGCCACCTCGGAGTTCATCGACTCCCTTGATCCGGATATGACCATGTTCCCGCCTCCGGGGAAATTCGCGTCGGCGATGTCCGCCCCCGCGGGTATCTTCTGGAACGTGACGGTCTGTTCGCCGACCTTGACGGTGATGTCCACCACCATCTTCATCGGCTGGCCGAACATCACCGGCTGTGTCCCGTCCGGGACCGGGTTGGATACTCCCGCAATGGCACCGACCTCCACATAAGGCGTCCCGTCCTTATGGAGTATGTAAAACTGGCTGTTGACTCTTAAATTCTGGAAAGGCATAATTGTTTCTTTTTAAATGAGGGATTCCTCCCTCCGTGTTCTTAAACTACTCCGGTCATTATCTGCAGGGTGTTTGTCGTCCTGTCGAACCAGAACTCGAACACTCCCGTACCGGGAATGTCGGCTGCCGTCAGCGCCTCGCCGTTGTACTTGGTCACGGCCTGTGTCACCCCGTTTGTCTCGAACAGGACCGGCAGCGTCCCGGTTGTTCCTGTGGGAACGGCCTGCGCCAGGTCAATGTAGATGGTTCCCCTGTACCAGGCATTCACGAATGAATGGTTCGGGAAGGAGAACACCACATTGTCGGCGGTGACATTCACTCCGGATGTGGCTATTGCGGCCGATCCGCGTCTGTTAACGAATTGAAAAGGAAATGGCATGATTACCTCCTTTCTCCGGGTCAACCCCAGAAACCGTTACCCGCCCCGAAACCGAAGCCGTATCCAAGACCATATTGGGCCGCCACACAGGTGGGGATTCCCACAACCGGGCTGTACGGCACCTTGGCCACTTCGGGCTGGTTGCACTCAATCTTCGCCAGACGGGCGCTCAGATCACCCAGCGCGGCATTGACAGGCGCGATGGTCTGTGCGGACACCTGTGCGAAATACGCGTTCTGGTGCTCCTGCGAGAGCTGGTTGACGAGCGTGCTGTTTCTTTCCCGCAACGTGTCAATCTTGTCAAGCAGCGCCTGGTTCTGCATGGCGTCCAGCTTGCTGATGATGGCGTTGGTGTTGGCCGTGCCTGCGTCACGCAATGCGAGCGTGTTCTGGTTGGCCGTGTTCACCAGGGTGTTAGTCTGGTTGCAGACGGACAGCTGGTTCTCGTAGCCCATTTTGGTAATGTTCTCGTTTGTCTGGCAGCAGCACTGGCAGATCTGCGACTGGATGGCATTATTGCCCTGCATGATCGCGGTGACGATCTGGTTGGTGTTCATGCCCATCTGGTTGCCGATGTTGCATATCTGCATGCCAAGACCGTTTATGGCGGCCTGTACGGCATCGGAAGAGGTGTTCAACGCGGTGGCCAGGCTCTGGATGTCGTATCCGTTGCGTTGTACGGCCTGCATGATCACGGCGGTGTTCGCGTCGTTCTGCACGAAGGGGACCACGCCGCCCTGTCCGTTGCCCATCATTCCGCCACGGGCGCCGCCGAAGCCTCCCATGCCTCCCCATCCCATCAGGATGAACAGAAGCAGGATGGCGAACAGATCGTCACCCCAGCCGTTGCCGTTACGGCTGTTGCCGTTTCCCATCAGCGCCAGGATGTTCGGATCCACACCGCGCTGTTGCATCAGCGCCGGAAGCATGGCCAGAATGCCGTTGGTGCCGCCTCCGGAGTTCCCGTTCTCGGGGAACACAAAAGTTCTTGATTCACTCATAGTTGTATTTGTATTTTGTAGTTCCGGTCACTAATCCGACCGTGGTGCAAACATACTCAACTACACGCGCTCCGTCGAGCGTCCTGTTCTGATGTGTTTCCTTATTTGTTCCAGATATATTCCGATCATCGGCGAGGTGATGTTCCGGGCCAGCAGGTGCCGTATCCCCCGTGCCGTGCGGTTGGTCATCCCCGCTATCTGGTCCGGATACAGGCCGGCTTCCGAGAGCAGCCTGACAAGCACATATCTGGCGTCCGTGGACTCCATGTCCCTGAAATCGCCCAGTATCCGTTCCTTCGGCACTTCCGTTTCACGCTCGGTCAGGCCGAGCAGGTTGAAGAAAATTTCGCTCTTGCACATAAACTTCCAATTTTTATTATTACTTTTGTGCACCCCACTATAAAGAGATACACAGATATTCACGTCAAGGACTTTAGCCCTCAGCGTGTGAGTATCTGTGTATCTCTTATGTTTTATGGTGGGGACCTAAAACGGAAGCGTTGAGGGCTTTTTTATTATTAACCCTCTCTTTGTTGCATATTTATTTCATAATCACTACTTTTGTGATGGGTATCATGTATTATCATCAAAACAAGTTTTCAGGGTATGTCAAGAGGTCGCAGTTCGGAACTGATCACGAAACGCAACGAGGCGCTGCTGCGCCGCTATTATTATTGGACGGAAATCCAGCGTCTTCGTTTTGACGACGCGTTGAAGATCCTTTCCGAGAAGGAGTTCTTTATCAGCGTGGACCGCATCATGGCCATCATCCGTTCAAACTGCAACAGGCTGAAGGATATCGATGTCAAGCCGGTCCCCAAAATAAAGAAGCCCCGTCTTACCGCCGCCCAGCTCTCCCTTTTTACCGACTGACCGCATTATCCCACACGGTACATTCATAGTGTGTCTCATAGACCTTTATCCCCCTGGGCATCGTGTGGAACCTGCTTCTTTTCCTCACAAGCGGTGTCTGGCAGCATTCAGGTTTGTACATCTGCAGAAGCGCGTCCACCTCTTTTGCCCGTTCCATTCTTCCGGCGGCCTTGTCCGCCGTGCCGCTGGTGTAATGCGTGTCATCATAGCAGTCAACAGCCAGCCTGACAATGACCGATACCGTTCCTTTCTGCATGTATCCGCCCGCCCCTCCCAGTGTCTGCCATTCCACCTCGGGCGTGTCAACCAGCACCATGGGGAATACCATCGGATAGGTCTCGGAGTCCCCGTCGTCACGGTAGAGCATGTCCAGCTGCCCGTAATCCTCGTCCACCTGTTTGTTCAGCCATGCTATGTTGTCGGCTATTCTTTTCTGAATGTCATTGAATAAAGTTTCCATGTCATTTTAACAATATATTGGTTATTTCCTTTTCTGTTTCCTTTCTCGTCATTTCACGCAGCTCCCGGCTTGGTCCGATGAACCGTCGCCGGGGCATGTCCGCCTTAACGTCAAGCCTCTGTTTCCTTGTCAGGGCCATCGCCTTCCATTTCAGGGCTTCGGGCGGTGCCGCCTCTGCCTTCTGCCTGCGGGCCTTTTTCCCCATCCTTCTGGTGATGCCCGCTTCCTTGAAGTACATCCTCCATGCCATCTTCCGCATCTTGGCGGTCACTCTCGGATGTGTGGTCATGCGTCCCCCGTAGTTGTGGATTCCCGCATATTCCACGGCATTCCGTATCGTCACCTTGTAAGGCTCCGCCACATACTCCGAACTTCGGGACAGGCGGTTGCGTCGGCTTAGCAGGGGACCGTATGCGCCCGCCGCCCCCTTGGCGGAATCCTGTCTCCTTGTTCTCTTCCAGGGATGCAGCCCTCCGTCATAAAAACCTCCCTCGCGGAAATTCCTGTTTACAAGGTTCACCGCTTTTGCCCCGATCCTGCGGGGCAGCGTCCTGCTGAAGGCCTTCCGGATTTCCTTCTCCTTTCTGCGGAGTTCCCTGACGGCGTCATTCACATTCATTTTTTTCTCCTTTCCATAAAGTCCCTTACGGTTTTTTCAGCCGAAGGATACGCATGGGCGATATAGGGATGCGTGTCGCTGAACAGCTTTCCGTCCTCCTCCGGGTTGTTGTCCAGCCCTGGTGAGGGCCGATAGTCCGATAACGGCACATCATACCCGGGTGTCGGCTTGTCGTCCGTCTGCTCCAGCGAGCATTTGCAGTTCCACCGGTCTCCGGGGCGGTGGCTTTTCCAAAACCTATGTCCTTTGGGCAAAGTCAGGTCAATCCCCCAGAACTGGGCATGTACGGGATCGGGTTCCGCGCTGGTGGTGGGAAGCCACCGCAGGTTCGGAAGGATGTCCGCATCCCTGTCGAACAGCTTCCAGTCAGCCGCCTGGCGGGCACGCAGTACCGCCGTATCGTACTCGGTTTCGAGCCAAGCCGTATTGTACGTGCCGATAATCGACTGCACGTCTTCCTGGAACCGGGAAAAAGGTTTCAGTCTTCCCTTTTCGTCCAGCAGTTGCGAGGCAATGTCGTTCTGCATCCGGTGGGTGCGGAAAGCGGAGAACACATCGAGGTTGTCGCGTATCTGCTCCAGGAACACTTCCTCCAGCCTGTCATTGTCGCTTTGACCGAATCCTTCCTCCGCCGCACGGCCGAAAGTTCTGACCGTAGCCAGGAACAGATCCTCGTCTATTTCCGTTTTTACATCAAATGTCCGGTAGTATATATCCCTCAGCACTTTCGCCATCAGCTCCCTTGTGAACTCAAACGAAACGGCCGCCCCCTGCATGCGGGAATCCGCATGGCCGTGACAAAAGCGGCAGCGCTCCCCGTAGAGGTCGTTCATTACCATTTTAAAGCCCCTTTCCGCGGGGCGGCGACGAAAAAAGACCTGATACGGTTTACAATACCGTCCTCCTTCCGCTTGTTCCTTTCAGGAGAGGGTTGTTCTTTCTCCTGTGCACCGTTGTCTGCCGGCTTTCCGTTTCCGAAGGCCGTCTCTTCCTTGAGCCGGTCATAGTTGTCCGGTTTAGGGATTCCCGTAGCCTCGTACACGTATTCATCCGATACGGGGGTTCCCATCTGGCGCATCCGGGATATGATGTTTATCTCCTGCTCGGCGGTGGTTTCCTTGGGCTTGACATAATAGAATTCCCCGCCCCGTGTGTCGTATCCGAAAGCGGTGAAGATATCGGTCATGTCATAGTTCAGGGTGTTCAGCACCAGGATCCGGTCCGCCTCGTTCAGCTTTTTCTCTCCTTTCTCCTGTACGGTCCCCAGCGCCTGCGTGCCACGTTCCGAGGCCTGCGTGGTGAGCGTGTTTCCCAGCACGATCTTGCTGATCTCGTCATTGCATGTGTCGTACAGGGTCCTGTACAGGTCGGAGCTGCCGCTTTTGTTGCCGCTTTCTATCAGTTTCATCTGCGCCTCCTCCGGATGGAGGAACACCGCCGCACCTCCCTGCTCGGCCATATCCTTCACGGCCTGGTCACGGGCCTGCTCGTCACCGGCGCTGTAGGTGTACTCGCGTATGGGCATTCCGAATATCTCGCAGAACTGTGCCCAGTCGGCCATGTCGTTGCGCTTGTATATGACATACGGGGCTATCCTTGCCAGTCTTCCCAGGGAGCGTTTCTCTCCGACAAAGAGCATCGTGTGGTAATTCTCCAGCGGTTCCCCCGTGGTGTCCTCCTGCCGGTGTTTTATCAGCCCCCTCACCGGGTCATAGTTCTTTCTGGGAACGAGCCTGTAGTCCATCCATCCGCTCCCGTCCTTATAGAACTGGAACAGGGAGAACCCCCAGAAATCCGAGTCTATCAGGTCTCCGATGAACCGGTAGAACCAGGGGGAGCGCAACAGGGTGTTGATCCCCTCGTCCGGAACGCCGTTCCTTCTGAACTCGATCTGCGAGCACTGCACGGCCGATTTCCTCTTCTCTATGACGCTTCCCGTATGCCCGTCCATAAGGATGTCCTCATAGAGGTCATACAGCCTCGTCCGCTGTGTGAAGTCCACATTGTTCGCCCCCCTGACGGCCTGCATATAGTCCGCCATATCCTTCATGAACAGCCTGGGTGCGGTGATGATGACTGTTCCCGGGGTGTTCCTGCCCGGCAGCGGCATGTTGCCGCTTATGGATATTTCTTTTTTTCTTGCCATTTTAATAGTGTGTTACACGTTTGGGATTGCTTCTTATCTGGGTGGGCAGGTTGTTCCTTGCCGTCTCCTCGTCCAGCAGGGGAGCGTCGGCTATGCTGATCTCCACCTTGCTGACCGCCTTGAGCCACTCCATCGCGCGGTCATAACGTTCCTTGCGTATGGGGGAGAACTTCTGGGGGTTGTGGATGCTGCATACATGATAGAGCGTGATGTCCTTGGCGAACATGAGTATGAGCGCGTTCCTTTCCTTGCCCTTTGCGGAGAATATCCTGTCACAGTCATAACGTGCGGACAGGTAGGAACGCATCTGCGCCACCGCCTGGTCCTCGCATATCTCCACTATGGACTCGTCCTCCCTGATGATGCTGTCCAGGATCTCCCTGTGGATGCTCGCATCGTAGTCATCCGGATTGATGAATTCAGACATGTCGTTTACCTCCTGTACTTGTTTAAACGGCGGATTGCCGCCCTTTCTATTATGACCGGCTTCTCCATGTTCCCCGCCTTCCTGTCTATGGCCCTGTTCCCTCCCTCCACGCAGTCCGGTCCGTCCGCGGGATACGGAAGGGTGAGTTCGAACATCCGGAACTGGTCAACCAGTTCCTTCATGTCCGAGGAGTCTTTCTCCTGTTCGTTGAATATGAGGTTGCCGTCACGGTCCATGGGCTCAAGGTTGGCCTCGATACGGGTTGCCTTGTCGGTCTTGCGTTCCTCGTCGGGGATGATGTTCAGCGGGATGCCGTGTTTCTTGCGCAGCCTGTTCAGATGCTTCTTTAAAACCTGTTTGAAGAAGGGATCCTGCAGCTTGTTGTTCTCCACATAGGCGTAAACGGAAGCTTTTCCTCCCACATGTTTGTACTGTTCGAAGAACGCCTCGATAAAGTCTTCGTTCTTACCCCGGAACACTCTTGCCTTGATCACATACAGCTTTCCCTTGAGCTTGCCCAGCAGGCAGACGGACTTGAAACTGGCCTGTTTCCTCCTGCTCTCCCCCGGGGCCGGGTCCCCGTAAATGACAAGGAACCTGAATTTGTTCAAAGGAGGGACCTTCCCGAATACAAGGTTCTTGAATATGCTCCCTTCGCTGACCGGATTGTTGAAAAATTCCTTCTGTGCCGATGAGGTGCTGATAAGCGACAGGAACAGGTCTATATCCTCTTCGGAGTTCTTTTCCGGCCATGAGGAGACGCCGTCCTTATCGCGGATATTGATAATGTCCGCGTATCCTATTCCTTTCTGTCCGAGTTCCGCAGCCTTTTCGATGGCACGTGTGATGCAGCAGTCCGCCGCAATGATGTTTCCGTTAAAAAGCACCCTGTAACGTCCTGAGACGGACATGGTGGGAATCAACGCCTCTTCAAGCCATTTCCACTTGGCCTTGATACGTTCCGGATTCCGGCATTCCTCGTCGGTGTCTATATCATCGATAAGGATAAAGTCAGGACGGAAATTCTTGTTACGGGTACCGCGTGGCGACTGTCCGGCACCGATAGCCCGGAAGGAACAACCGCACTGGCATGTAAATTCCCCTGTTTCCCAAGAACCCGGCTTTTTCTGTGTGCCGTAATCCTGAATGATGCGCTGGTTTTCCTCCATATTGGCCATGAAGGGCAGCAGCAGGCGTCCGGCGTTGTCCTGCGAGTTCGAGATAAGCAGCACATTGCGTACCTGCCGGGTAAGCGCCAGCTTGATGATCTCCATCATGGCGCGTGCCGACTTGGCCAGCTCGCGCGACCATGCCCTGACCTCATACCAGCGGTCGTGCCCCATAAGACGCCGTGTCGCTTTTTTATGGAAACCGGCCGGCTCGCAGGTGTAATACTGTGCGAAATAGTAACGGAACCACGCTTCATTATCCGCTTCCAGCCGTTTCTTACGGTCCTCTATTTCAGCGGTGGAGTCGGACGGGTTAATGTCCGAACTCTCCCGGACGGATGCCACCAGGTCGTTCCATTCCGCCAGTTCGGCCCTGTCCCGGGGGGTAAGTCTGAGTTTTGCCATAGCCTTACAGTTTGGATTTTACATAGGCGTCCAGCAGCGGGACTATCTCCTTGCTGCGTGCCATGTCATAAGTGCGCAGCCACTTGACAAAGCTCTTGAAAACCGAAAGGATGTCAGCCAGCCCCACATCCGTTTCCATCTTTTTGATGGACCCGGTTATTTTGGCTATGGTGTCCGATTCGGCCGTGCTGGCGAATCTTTCCCCCTCGGGTCTCCCGTTGATGGCATTGTTCAGTTCGGCAAGCTGGAGATACAGGTTCTTGAGCTGTTCTTCCCGTGTCATGGTGATGGATACCTTGTACCGTTCCCAATTGCCTTCACCGGCCCACCGGGAGACAGTCTGACGTTTTACCCCCACACGCTCGGCAATCTCCGCGTGTGTCAGTTCTTCATTAAGGTAAATAGTCCTTGCAAAATCTTTTTTCTGCCTGCTAGTCAGTTCCGCCATTTTTTCATCTTTTTTATTTACGGCAAAATTCGTATTTAAATATATGATTTGCAATATATTGAATTTATGATACTGTCTTATGGCGTCATCATGAGGTTGTAAAGTTGCATCATGTCCCAATGGTGTTGACTGTAGTAAAAAAACTCTCCATATTTGCACTGTAATTTTAAGACGACCGATGAAAAAGCGATACTTTAACATGATACCCTCCCCTGATACCGCCTGCATCCTCCTGTACGGGGAGATCGGCGGTTTTGACGGGATCAACGACAAGGACATTGTTTCCGAGCTGTATGAATACGCTTCCATGTACAGGAGCATAGACGTGCGTGTGAACTCTCCGGGAGGGAGCGTGTATGCAGGCATGGCCATATTCAACGCCCTCAGGGCCAGCGATGCGGATATAACCATCTATATCGACGGCATTGCCGCAAGCATGGCCAGTGTCATCGCCCTGTGCGGGAAACCGGTATATATGAGCCAGTACGCCCGCCTGATGCTCCATAACCCTTACGGGGGGTGTTACGGCAACAAGGAGGAGATGAAAGCCGTCGCCGAGCAGCTGGAGGCGCTGGAGGATACGCTTGCGGACATGTACGCTTCCAAGACCGGGAAGACCCGTGAGGAGATAAAGGATGCCTATTTCGATGGGAAGGACCATTGGATTACCGCCAAGGAGGCCAGGGAGATGGGATTCATTGACGGTATCTATGATATCGGCGAGAAAGTGGATGCCGGGACGCCGCAGGAGGTTTATGCCGCATTCCAGGCCCGGCTGGGCAATCAAACATTAAATACAGGTAATATGATGTATGAAGAATTGAAGAAGAGACCATCCTTCGCCTCGTGTGCGACGGATGAGGACGTAGTGCGCACGCTCTCCTCCCTTGAAAACAAGGCGGGACAGTATGACGCGCTGGTAAAGGAACGTGACACGCTCAAGGCGAGTCTGGACGGATATGTCGAGAAGGAGCGCGAGGCCAGAAAGGCCGAGATCAGGAATCTTCTCGAGGACGCCATGCAGGACGGGCGTATCGCCCCATCCGACCGTGACGCGTATCAGGCGGTGCTGGAGAAGGATTATGAGAACGGGAGAAGGATTGTCGACGGGCTTGCGAAGAAAAAAAGCGTGGATGATGTTCCGGATACCCCGCTACAGGACAAATCCGGATGGAATGACAATTGGAAAGAAATCCGGAAAAAGAACGGTTTTAATTAAAAAATGAAAAGATTATGGCTGTAACTATCAAGAATACGAATTATGACGGTGAGGTGCTCGACAGGATACTCACCAAGGCGGCCACGGGCAACGAACTGGTACAGAAGGGGCTGATCAACCTCGTGCCCAATGTGACGAAGAAATACTCCATTCCCCGGCTGAAAACGAACAAGATGCTGCGCAAACGCGTGGAACAGCCTGAGGACAAGGACTCCAAAGGGGATTTCATTTATTCGGAAAAGGTGCTTGAACCGAAAGACTTCATGGCCTTTACCACGTTCAATCCCCGCTCTTTTGAGCAGATATGGCGTCCGTTCCAGCCCAAAGGGGAACTGGTATTCCGGGAGCTTCCCCCCAATGTGCAGAACGTCCTTCTGAAAGCCTTGTCCGACCAGGTGGATTTTGAACTCGGATACCATTTCGTCAACGGCATCTATGTCGATGATGAGGAGGATGACGAGCACCTGTTCAACGGCATTCTGATGCGTGTCTATGAAGATCCTGAGGTAATCCGTGTGAACTCCCCGAAAGACGACACCATGATTGAACGTCTGATGCGCGTGCGCAAGGCAACTCCCCAGGTTCTCCGCAACAATCCCAATTTTGTGTATATCATGTCCGTTGACGATGCCGACCGGTATGACGACGAGCTTATCCTGCGCGAGGGAAAGGGCGTGAACTGGACTGATACCAGCGCCATGCGTTTCAAGGGAACTACGATCAAGACCGTATCCTCATGGCCGGACGGCTTGATCATCGGAACAGTGGCTACACCGACCGAACAGTCCAACTTCTGGGGAGCGGTCAACCTGCAGAACGACTTCAACGTGATCCAGATCGACAAGCTGACCAATGCCGGAGAACGTTACTTCTTCAAGATGCTCATGACCGCGGACACGAACACGGCGTTCGGTGAGGAGGTGGTCATGCTGGACGCGCGTGAGGGGAATGTCATCACAACGTCCAACACCACGATCACAATGAAATCGCAGGATGACGCCATCGAGCTGACTCCCGCGTCAGACCAGACCTATACCATTGAGGCGGCCGCGGTACATGCGGGAGCGCGCCTGTCCGTGTCCAACAAATCGGCTGAGCATAAAGCGACCGTGCAGGGTACGGAAGTCGCGCCAGGCAAGACTGTATCCCTCTATTATGACGGAAAGTCATGGTTTGAGGGGGATGTGAAGGAAATAACACTTTCAAGCGATCTTGCCGGACAGGAAAGCAAGGCTGCTGTCAGTGCGTCTGCAGAAAGTCTGGAGGTTTGATTATGGCGACACCAAGAGGACTACGAAACAATAACCCCGGAAACCTCCGCCTGTCAGGTGACAGGTGGAAGGGTCTCCGCCCGGTGCAGACGGACAAGGAGTTCTTCCAGTTCACCGACATGAGATACGGCTACCGTGCCATGCTCATCACCTTGAGGAACTACCGGAAGAAACACGGTTTGAGGACCCTCTCCCTTATGATCGGGCGTTACGCCCCGTCCACGGAGAACGACACCCGTGCCTACCTTTCAAGTGTATGCGGCGAGCTTCAGGTTCCCACTACCTATGAGCCGGACGTGGATGACAAGGGGACGATGTGCCGTCTGGCCGCCGCGATGAGCCGGGTGGAAAACGGCGTGCCCGCCGTCATGGCGGACATAGAGGCCGGCTGGGAGATAATCTGAAAAATGACATGCGTATGGACTGGGGCACTGTATTCGAACTTCTCCAGCAGTGGCTCGCCCCCACGGGGTGCATAGCCATGGCAATAGGCTGGTGGCGTGACCGCAGGCTCGTCAAGGTCCGTGCGGTCAAGGAGAACGAGGGCACATACAAGCAGTTGTATGACGACCTCTCCGAGACGACTTTACATTTAAGCGACCAAATACGAAAAGTCAATGAGAAAATTATCGTTCTGGAACAGGCACTGCGTAAATGCTACCAGTGCAAGTATGCTGAGCGCTGTCCTGCTGTTGTCTGGATGCGCAGCAAACAGGGAGAGCCGAACAGCCGTCCGCTCGGGCTCTCTTCAGAGGAGCGTAACCGGGGAAATAATCTTCGGCAAGGCCCCGACGACTCTGACGAGCCTGGCACTGAAACCCGGGCTCCTCCGGACGATAGGCGGCCTTCCGGCCGGCATGGGCGTGACGGAGCAGCATGAGGGTCTGGACCTGAGGGTGGAATCGGACGGGGAAGGCGGCGTGAACGTCACGGCCGTCTCTCATGCCCGGCCGGAGATCACCGTAAGGGAGACCTCGGATATGAGGTTGGAGTCAGAGGAGGCTACGGCCGAGGAAAAACAGCCGGTTCCCTCTTTTTGGGAGCGGACAAGGACGAAGGTGTTGTGCTGTTTTGTCCTCCTGCTTCTCTTCTGGGGGCTCCGGCGGTTTAAAGACAAATCAAAGAACAATTAAAACATGAATCATTATGCCAGAAACGAATACCGGCGCCATCTATGGCGTGAAAGCTCTTAAACATAACGGGAAGGCTCTCGGGCTGATATCCGAGGACGGGCTGCAGCCCGGAGGCGACTCGCCTTCCAAGACCCGCATCTGGGCGGCGCAGAAACGCAACGCGCCGTTCGCCGTGCTCAAGTCCACACCGGGCACCAAGACATGGACGTTCACGCTCATCGAGCTGTCCGCGGACAACATGATACAGGTGATGGGCGGAACGAAGGAAAGTACCGGAATCTACGTGCCCCCTACGGAGGACAAGGACGTGCAGGGCGTGTTTGACATCGAAACCGTGACCGGCCACACGATCCGGATCTACAACGGGGTGCTCACCTGCAATTTTGCCAACGGCATCAACTTCAGCAACGTGCTGGGCATCGAGTGCGAGCTGGAGATGCAGGAGGCCGGGGAGAATCCTCCCTACAAGATCTTCGCCCCGGGTGACGTCGTACCGGAATATTCCGAGTCATGACGGAGGACAGGGACACACGATGCCAGGCGGCGGACATGCTGCTTGACATCGGCATCCGCATTCCGGTGATGCCACTCAGGCCCTTTAAAAAACGCCCCGGGAAATCCTTCCTTGTCATGCGCCGTCCGCCCGCCGGGGCGGTCATCCGCATAGCAAGGCGGTACCTGGAGCTCGGCGTCACCCCGGAGGATATCAGGGCGATGGACTATGAAGAAAGGATGCGGTTCGTGGCGGAAAAGGGAAAGGCGGTCAGCCGGATGGTCGCGCTGGCCGTATGCACCGGATGGCTCTCGGGGATGCTGCTCTCCGGCCCTGTGGCATGGTACCTCAGATGGAGGGTGCATCCGGCGATGCTCTCCGCCGCCCTCATCGAGCTGCTCAGGGGCATGGACATACAGCCTTTTTGCAATACTATTCCATTGGCGTCCAGGACAGCGGGGCTGCTGGAGCCGATAGGAAGCCGGGAAAGGAAAACGGGTTAACGGGCCGGCAGGAAGGCCCCCATAGCGTTTTCGGAATCATCGCGCAGGCGATGGAGCGGTTCGGCCGTACAAAACGGCACATCTTGTGGAAGATCAGCTACGCCGAGCTGATGCTGATGAACACGGATGTCAGCCGGTACGTGACCAAGGAGGAGCTCCTGGAAAGGGAGCGCAACCGTAGGCCGGACAAATTCACCACTGAATATTTTCAAACAAAACTCGGAGGATAGGAATGGAACCTGTAAGACTGGAGATACTGCTTGACGACAAGACACTGAAGGGATTGCGCTCGGTGGAGGGCAACCTGGGCAATATGAGCCAATTTGCCAAACTTGTCATCGCACAACTGGAGCAGGAGCTTGCGACCCTGCAGAAAAGGTTCAAGCAGGCCATGGCCGCAGGAACGAATACCGACGCCCAGATGGCGGATATCCAGGCGCTGCAGGGAGTCATCAGACAACTGAAGACGGAATTGCAGGATCTGGAGGCTGTTAAAAGAAAGACGAGCTCCACTCCCGTAGCCGGACAACAGGTTACTGCAAGCATAGAGGATATCACAAAGAAAACGAATAATTTGCGGCTGCAGTTCCAGCAGGTTGCGCGTGAACTACCCTCCCTTGCCATGGGGCCGCAGATGTTCATTCTTGCTATTTCCAATAATCTTCCGATGTTGACGGACGCCATCAGGGACGTGCGTCAGCAGAACGAGTTGCTGATGCGGTCCGGGCAGAAAGGCGTGCCGGTGTGGAAGCAGCTTGCCGGCTCATTATTCTCATGGCAGACAGCGCTTGTCGCGGCCATATCGCTCGGAATAGTGTACGGAAAGGACCTATGGGAATGGGTGAAAAATATCGGCAAGGCCAACAAGGAGCTGACAGCCGCACAGAAAGCTGCGGAAGACCTGAACGCTGCATCAAAAAAAGCAGTGTCCTCCAAAGCAGATGAGATCTCCCGGCTGAGAATCCTGTATTCCGCCACACAGGACGTGACCCGTAGCGAAAGGGAACGGAACAAGGCTGCGGACGAGCTGCAGAAGATCTATCCCCAGTATTTCGCCAATCTCACCAACGAGGCGATCTTGGCGGGTAACGCCGCATCAGCCTATGACAGTCTGACACAGGCCCTTATCCGTGCCGGGCAGGCGAAAGCCAGCGAGGATATCATAGCGGACTATACTAAACAGGACTGGCAGCTCCAACGTGCCATGAATGCGGACACTAACTGGACTAACCGTAACAGGGAGGAATACAGGGAAGCGAAAAAGCGGCAGGCTGAATATAACAAATGGGTCCGTGAGAATACTACACGCCAGGGATCCAATCTTGTGAAATGGGGATTGGGGATGTATTATGACTCTACGGAAGACGGCAGACTGATTGCCGAATTCGAGCGCCGGACGGCGGAACTTGAGAAGAATGCAAAAAAACGCGCTGACATACAAAAAAATATAGAATCCGCTGCTAAGTCCGTCAATGTGACCGATTACATCACAGGAGGCGGAGGAGAAAAGGAAAACAAAGATACGGGCAAATCGGCTCGGGATTATCAGGACGAGCTCGCCGACGCCCGTATCAGGGCGCAGCAGAAACTTGAGGCGGCACGCATATCGGTCATGCGGGAAGGTATAAGGAAACGCCAGGCCCTTGCAAGGCAGGAGCTTGACGAGTCGCTCGCACAGATCGACAAGGAAGAGCGTGACACCCTCAAGAAAATGGACGAGGCCGAGAAGAAACGGGGTGTGAAGTCCACGCCCGAGGAAAGGCAGGCCGTAAGGGACAATGCGTCTCAGCAGCGTCTTGTCGCCTACCAGCAATATGCGAAGGAATTCTATACCGCCGACAAGGAATGGCAGGAGAAGGACCTGCAATCCTGGATTGACTATAACAAGGAATACGGGACATACCAACAGAAACGTCTGGCCATCATGCGGGAATATACCCTTAAATCCTCGAAAGAGGGGCTGAACGGGAATGACAAAAGGATGCTGGCCCGACAGCGCGACGAGGCACTGTCCGAACTTGATTTCAACGAACTGAAGAACACCATCAACTGGGATGTCATCTTCGGCAATCTGGACAAGGTGACAAAAAAGGAGCTGCAGAAGGTAAAGCGGCAAATAGTCAGTTTCCGCAACAGCCCGGAATTCAAAAAAAACGCCACTCCGGAACAGATACAGGTCATCGAGGAAGCCATCGGGAAGATAGACAGCGAGGTCATTGAGAAAGGAGGTCTGTTCGGCAACCTGACCGAATCCATACGGGAATACTCCGAAGCGGTTGATGAACTGACAGCCGCGCAACGGGATTATGACGAGGCCGTGCGGCAATACGGGGCGGACAGTGCGGAGGCGGAGGCCGCTAGAAAGAAAAGGAACAAGGCGGAAGCCGGAGAGCGCAATGCCGGGAACAATCTGGAAGCCTCGAAGGATAAGGCGGTGAGAAACATCACCGCCGTGGCCGATGCGATGAACACGCTGGGTGAAGCGGACATGAGCCTGTCATCCTTCGGAAGCGCGGTCGGGTCTCTGGTGGACACGCTGTCCGCATCCGGAAGCAAGATTGGCGGCATCATTGCGGCCATACTGGCTATCCTTGAGCAGATCGGGCAGAAAGGTCTGGAGGGTTTTGTCGGCAACATTCTCGAATCCGTCATGCACGCCGCAGGAGGATTATGGGACAGCATCGGACGTCTGTTCGGTGTCAAAGGACTTGGAGGCATCTTCAAGGGGGCCGACTATTCCGGCTATAATGAGATGGTCGACCAGTACAACCGCCTGAACGAGATATGGGACGAACTGATTGACAAGAAGAAGGAATATATAGAGACCAGCTACGGCACCGAGGCACAGAAGGTCGGAGAGGAAGCACTAGCCCTCCAGCAGACCGCCATTGATTCTTACCGGATACTAGGCAGGGAACGTCTGAATTCGGGAGCCAGCACGGGATCGCACTCGATTGGGGTGCGGCAGCGCAAATGGATGTCCTCGGAGGACTGGGCGGCAGCCGGCGCGGCCCTGGGAGAAGACTTCTACAGGTACGGGATCGGGGAAGGACGTATGACCGGGCTGTTCGACCTATCTGTGGAGCAGTTGGAGAAACTGAAATCGGAAGCTCCCACATTCTGGGCCAAGCTGGATGATGATGTCAGAAATTATCTGGACAAGATCATTGACGGCTCGGAAAAACTGGGTGACATACAGATCCAGATAAAGGAACAGCTCACGCAGATATCTTTTGACAACGTGCGTGACGCCTTTTATGACACACTGCTTGATATGGAAAGCGGGGCGGAGGACTTCTCGGAGGATTTCAGCGGGTACCTGCAGAAGGCTATCCTCAAGACAAGTATGTCGAAAGTCTACGACAAGAGGCTTCAGGAATGGTATGACAAGTTTGCCAACTACAATAAAGAAGGGGGGATAGATACCGGGGAATACAAGGATCTCCAGCAGGAATGGAATGACATTGTGAAGGATGCCCTGGAGGAGCGCGACTCGCTGAAGGATATCTTCGGATGGACATCATCGTCCTCCTCCTCCCAGTCCGGCCGGGCCGGAACCGTCACCTCCATGACCGAGGAGACGGCCGGAAGGCTGGAGGGGATCGGCAACGCGGCCCTTGACCGTATCATCAACATTGACAACAACCTTACGAGGCATCTCGAGGGGATGGCGACATCCCTGGGCAAGATAGCGGGGAATTCGGAGTACCTCAGACACCTCGAGACGATAAACGAGAACATCGCGGAGCTCCGGCGCGGTGTGAAACTGAAAACATAGGGCTATGGAAGTGGAGGAAGGACTGCTGAAAATAAACGGGACGGACATGGCGTCCCTGGGATGTTTCCTGTACGAGGAAAACGCGGGGGACCATACCAATTACGACTCGCTGATGAAGCCGCCGAAGATGAAGGAGTACACATCCGTCAGCTACCGGGAGCTTGACGGCGAGGAGCTGCCCGAAACCCTGCTTCCCCGCTACGAGGCGAGGGACATCACGCTGAAGATGGCGGTGGTCGCGGATACACGGGCCGGGTGGTTCAATAACTACAACGCCGTGCTTGCCTTGCTGAAGTCCGGATGGCTGACGCTGGATGTCCCGGAGATAGGCCGGGTGATGAAGGTCTACCTGAAGGAATATACCCGGTACAGCCAGTTCACGACAATCAGAAGTACCGGCCAGCAGATAGCCGGATTCACGGTCACGCTGCGCGAGCCGAAACCTTTTTCAAACAGTGATTAAAAACGATTTAAAAACATCATAAATGGAACTTGCGATCTACAACAGGCAGGGAACCCTGAAAAGGAAGGTCAGTCCCGACTCATCATCCCGGTGGACCGAGGAGGTGGGGGCGGAATTCGTGGTGACGGTGAACTTCACCACCTGGGAGTTCTTCGTCCTGTCGGTCGGCGACTATGTGGAGATATCGGGAAAACGGTTCTCCATAAAGAAGGAATACCGGCCGAAAAAGACCGACACACAGAAATACACCTACAATATCAGCTTCTACGGCCGCGAGCACGACATGCAGGACCTGTTGTTCTGCCGTCTGAACCAGGGAGAGGACGACCTGGAGTCCGTCTTTGCCTATGACGGCACGCCGATGGAAATGCTGGAAAAGCTGGTTGCGAACATGAACCGCAACACCGACGGTGTGACGTGGCGTGCAGGCCAGGCCGTCACCGGTGACCGGAAGACCATCAACTTCAACGGCCTGTTCTGCTGGGATGCGGCAGGCGAGATAGCCGGTGCCTGGGAAACCGAGTGGTGGCTGGACGGGGAATACCTGAACATAGGGAAATGCGAACACGGCGAACGGGTCACGCTCGGCTATATGAAGGGATTGAAGACGGGACTGACCCAGAATGAGAATTCCAATTCGGTCAAGTGGTTTACACGGCTGATTCCCGTAGGTTCAGCCAAAAATATTGACCCGTCAAAATACGGCTACACCCATCTGCAACTGCCGTCACGGGACAAGTATATCGACCTGAACACCCAATTGGGCCTGAAGGAGCATCGCGAGGAAGCGGCCTTTCAGGATATATTCCCGCACCGTCTGGGTACGGTATCCTCGGTAAGGTCCGAGGAGCAGACAAATAAGGACGGGAAGAAATACACCGTCTATTATGTCAAGGACAAGGATCTCCCCTTCAATCCGGATGAATACATGATCGGTGAGGAGGTGATACACATCACCTTCGAAAGCGGCGACCTCTCCGGAAGGGAGTTCGAGTGCAACTGGCATAACGACACACAGGAGTTCGAGATCATCAACATCTACCCGGACGAGAACACCCAGATACCGGGAGGCAACATCATACCGAACATCGGTGACACGTATATCCTGACGAACATCCGCATGCCGGATGAGTATTACCCGATAGCGGAAGAACAGTACAAGCAGGCGGTTGACAGCTTCCTGACAGAATACAGCAAGGACATATCCATCTATTCCGGCAACACGGATTACATCCATGTGGATAAAAACAGTGTGCCGTTATCGCTCGGGCAAAGGGTGAGACTGGAGGACGCGCAGTATTTCGAGGCCGGGTATCTTGACACCCGCATCACAAGGATAGAGAGGAAGCTGGGCAATCTTTCCGAGGCTTCCATTGACTGCTCGTCGGCGGTCAGTACCTCATGGAAGTCATCCGTGGACTCGACACTGAACAATCTGGAATACACGCTGGCGCAGGAGATGGCGGACAATGTCCGCCTGCTGAAGACCGGCGATATGGAGAGTCCGAGCGACTATACGGCTTTCTCCTCCCTGAGGGCTATAGCAACCTTCCTCTGCAAGGACCGTCCCGACCGTACAAATTTCTTATTGAAGTTCGGTGATTTCATCGACTCCATGATTGCCGGTAAAGGTGCCGGTATCTATCCTGACGGGCGCGGTCAGTTCGAGCGTCTTGAGGTGCGCGGTTCCGCAGTGTTCAAGGAGGTCATCTATAACCGCCTGAACGCACAAGAGGGCGATACGTCTTACTCCGAGAACGGGGTCATTGAGTCCGTGACTTTGGAGAGCGACGGAACCTATACCCTGAAATTGCGCAAGCGTTGGGAGAATGACTTTACCGCATTCCAGGAGGGGGATGTGGTCTATGGGATTGTGAACAACCTCTTTTCTACGGGGGAGTATTACACTTCATGGGTACGTGTGCTGTCGAAGAACATAGCGGCCAACTCCATCTCGGTACTGGTGTATCCGGACAGCGAGGTGCCGGGAGGCCGGAACTATCCCCCTACTGAGCTGATGATTATCACGCGCAGAGGCAATGCCATCAATGAGGACAGGCAAAGCTACTGGTATTTGTCCGCCACCACGGATAAATGTCTTGTCTGGCTGGAAGGAGTAACGAAACCTGTCCTGGAACAGAACAACTATTACATGATATTGGGGCGTTTGCCCAATTTGGATTTGTTTGACAATCTCCCCATCAACTATAAGCACTCGTACATATTCGCCCGTGCCGGCATCTTCGGTGAACTTTACCGGGTGGACTGGCAGGGACTGCCCGTACAGGAACTGGTGGACCGTGGCTTTTGGTCGGCCGAAGTCGCGTCCTCTGAAAATCCTTACACCAATACGCAGGAGCGGGCGGACACGGTTTGGCACTACGGCTGCAAATGGAAGTGCCTGATGACGGGAACAGCCGACGAACCGCAATATGCGGCAGCCGGATGGGCGATGCTGGAAGGGAACCCGGAATTTACGATAGAGATCGGCAGCACAAAGGGGTGGTATTTTGATATCGAGACTTTTTCCACAACGCTATATATTACCGGCAAGCTGTACAACCGTGACGTGACAGATCATATACTTGACGCTGATGTGAGCTGGACGCGTGATACCGGGAATGTATCAGAAGATAACGCATGGGCGGTGAAGCGTGCCGGCGCCGGGAAAAATCTTCCTCTGACGATAGATGATCTCGGACCGAATTATACCAACATGCGGGTGTGTACGTTTAAAGCACAGGCGTTATTGCGTGACGGGCAGCAGTTTGAAGTGGCGGAGAATTTTGTAACATTTTAAAATGGTTTTATACAATGGCAACAAAGCAACGAAAAATAGAAATCAACTACCGGCTGTTACAAACCAGTTGTAACATCGAGGTGGTGGGCAGCGTGCCGGACATGCAGGTCTACCAGGCTGACAAAGCTGAATACACTCCGGACTATACGCTGACACCGCTGGTCCTGTTTCCGCGGTGCAACGCCACCGATCCGGAAGCGGTGACTAAAATCGGGGCGGTCAACTCCAGGCTGACCAACATGAAGTGGTACGAGCGCATCGGAACCACACGCACACTTATCACATCGACAAACACAGGCTACAGCATTACGGAGTCCGGTGACAACAAGGGACAGATCACAATGAAAAAAAATGTCACCGTCCTAAAACCCGTCACGCTGGAGTTTTACGCGGAATATGCCGACACACGTACCGGACAGCTGTTTACTTTTCAGATGAGCCGTCTTGTCCGCGCGGTTGACGGTACGGATGCGATCCCCGTATTGACGATAGACAGCCCGTCCACGCTGGACTGGAACCCGGTGCGTGACATCACCGCACAGACCATCACGGCTAAACTGATGGTAGGCGACACGGACGTGACGGCTACGGGCAAATGCAGGTTCTTCTGGTACCGTCTGTTGTCTACGGGAGCGCTGGAGGCGATAACCACAGGAGCGGGTGACAACGACTGGGAGTTTGTATCACTGAACAAGAATGTATATAAGATTGACCGCAATTATATAGGTGATGACATCACGATTGTCTGCAAGGCCACCTATGCGGCTTCCGGGACTCCGGCATCAACCCCGGGCACATCGGACCCGGCAGTCTCTACTGTGATACGCCGCAGGATTCCGAAGATTGAAGCCGACTGGGAGGGCGTACCTACGGGTGTTCCGGACGGGACTTACGCCATCTTTCCCAGACCCGTCATTCGGGATACCATGGGGGTTATCCCGAATCCATCCGCCATGTTTAACTGCCACTGGTACGTCAAGAAGAGCGGAGATGCCGGATATGCCAAGGTTGCCGGCGGATACTCTCCCAGGATACCTTTCAGCAACGGCATGATGTTAAAGCTGGAGGTGGAGGACAGAGGCCCTTACGTGGCGCTGACACAAGGCGGCAAGGTGCTCACACAGGGGGGCAAGGCGGTAGTAGTAAGAAAATTTGGATAACATTAAAAACAATAGAATTATGGCATTTTACATTAAAGTAACGAAGGAGGTTGCCGACCGGTTGCATCTGACCGATATCCGCAACAGGACAGCGGATGGCAATGTATTATTGTGGCAGGCGGACGTGGCACGTTTCCCCGGCGACACGGTATTTGACAGGGCCAAGGAAGCGGGCGGCGTCTGCCTGACCCCGCAGGCGGCGAAAGAAGAGATAGACGGTACGGACCATCCCGTCGAAGTATTCACACCAGCCTCTTGGGGAGAGAGCTCCGAAGGCACGGATAGTACGGAAACAACCGGGGAAGGAGGAGCGTCATGAGTTTGGCCAGCGCGACCGGACAGGTCATATTTTCGCAAAAGGGCGGCGTATACATGCCTGCCATCCAGTGTAACCAGGGAGATCTGTATCAGGAGTATATGGGCGAAGCGTCCGCGCCGACGAACATCGCACCGGATTTCGCTTCGCTCAAGCCCGTCTTGTCCTTCATTCTCACCTCTTCGCGGGTGGCGGAAGGGCTGGTGGTTCCTTCCTCCATGAAATGGTATTTCAATGATGTCGAGATCAAGTTCTCGGGCAATGTCTCCACCAACACGTTTGGCGGTGAGACGGGACATTTCAAGTTTATTCCTTACCAGCCCGGTACGACGGATTACTACGGATTGCAGATCGTCAAGAATCTGGTCAAGGCGAGCGGAGCGGCCTCTTGTACCATCAAGGGTGAAGCCACCGTGACCGTTGGGAATACCAGCGACACCGTCCAGTTCGTCTATAGCATCCCCATCACCAAGGGAGTCGGAAACCAAAAGCATGTGACGATCATTGCCGGAGACAACAAGTATTTTACTTTACGGGATAAGGGGCAGAGCTGTATATTGAAAGCCGTTGCGCGCATGGGTAGCGACGACATCACTACCGGATTGACGTATAAATGGTACAACCAGGTCAACGGTGCGTGGAGCGTGCTGAGCGGAAAGACCACACAGACATTGACCGTCACCAACGATATGGTTGATACGACAGGTGTGTTCAAAGTGGAGGTGTACCAGGGCGGCAAGCTCATCGGTCAGGACACGCAGTCCGTAATGGATGCGTCCGATCCGTTTGATTTGATCCTGAATCCCACGCCCGAGGACGAGACCATCCGGGAAAGTGGTGACACGGTGGTCTATAAGCCCATTCTGGTCAAGCGTGGAAGTACCACCAAGTACAAGGACATGACTTTCTATTTCGTGTTCATGGACAGTGCAGGAGTAGTCCTTAACCCGTCTACTTCCGGTACAGCAGCCACTTCCGGCACGTGTACTTGGGACATGTGCCAGCAGGCAGGAGGCAACGTGGCATGGACCATCACAACCAAGGAATAAGGAGGTGATATGCCGTTGGTGACTAGAACCGGACAGGTCAGTTTTGCTCCAAAAGGTGACAAGGGAGATAAGGGGGCGCGCATGCGTATGCGTGTATGGGGGGCGTCTGTGTCTTACCTGGAGGGCAAGCAAGGGCAGCAGTTTTACGACATTGTACTTTATGACAACCTGCTGTACCTGTGCATCCGTTCGCATACGTCGGTTTCGACGGAAACCCCCAAACAGAATGTGGCTTCGGGAAAAATAAAATACTGGGAAGTAGCACAGAGCTGGACTTTTATCGCCACCAAGCTGTTGTTGACCGAGAAGATCAAGGCGTCCATGATTGATGCGGACGGTATCAGGGCGGTCAATGTGGACATCAGCGGAAAAATCACGGCGGATAGCGGACGTATCGGTCCGTTTTCCATAGATTCCGGCATGTTGTCCTCAAAAACTCTTTATAAGGATACAACAGATACTTATGTTGGTTTCAATCTGTCTGCCGGACAAATTGAGTTTTATAACGAAAGGACATTTGCACGTGTGAAAATCGGGGGAAACACGCAGTTTGTCACCATTGAAGGAATTGCGTATGATGCCGGAATTGACATACAGAGTCCGAATCCCATGATCGGGATGCACATCAAGACTCCGAGCATTCCTCTGTTCGTGGAGGGGGGTAACATTTTCCTTCATCCGAACAATGACAGTTATGTGTCTCTTCATGGCATAGTGGGGAACTGGAGGAACATATCCGACAGCACTTCCCTGAATAACAATGATGACAATGTGATGTTTATTAATACGGGTAATATAGAAGTGACACTTCCTCCGGATGTTCCGGGACATACCATATACTTCAAACGTATGAGCGGCGGGGTAAGACTGACAGGCGGGCGCATCCTGCCTGCCCCCGGAGGAAAAGAGATGTCCTCCATTGATCTGGATTATGCGTCCGGATTCGTTAAATGTATGGGCAATTATTGGGTTATGTTTTATTGCGGATAACAGTATTTAATTAAGAATATTATGAAAGTTGATTTTACAAAATTTCCCCTGTTCACGGGGATAGACAGACAGGATATGGTGATAGCGGATATCCGTAAGGATATTGCTGACGGCATTTACAGGAACGTGCCCGGTCTTCCGGCGCACGTGCTTGCGGAGAAGATCTATCGGAACGAGCTTGTGGAGCTTGCCGATGACGAGATTCATATACTTGACCTCTACACTTCCGCTTCGGTGGGGCAGCTCGCCGACTCATGGCAGGATTATAAGAAAAACAATTTGGAAACTGGTAAATAA